GCGTATTCGCCACGGCTGATCCGCTCGACCTCGTAGTCTGTACCGTCACGACGCAGTGTAACTTCCAAAATATCTACGACATCATCCGTCAGTGTCTCTTGAGCCTGACCCGCAGTCAGCGTAATCGTACCCTGCTTAACGGTCCAAAGGTTTAGGCCACGGTTTGCCCAGTCCGCAAACATCAAGTTCAGGGATCGCCGTGCTGTTCGAGCGTCGTAGCCCGTGCGAACTTCGAGGCCACAGCGTTCATACGCCTCCTCGATGATCTCACCGACATCCATGTTAAAGTCTCTTGAACCTGATGTGGTCATGACTCTTGTTTCCTTTCTCCCCAGTTATGGCACGTTAAGTTTACTATAACTGAACCTACATACTTGCTTTGCAATGACGGCAGACCGTTGTTCATTAAGTCCGCGTAGCAATCCTGTTCTGATACGTGGCCTGGGCCACCTACTGCAAAACAAAAGTTTTGTGTGCAAATCAGAACAAATGCTGTCCACATTACATTATACCTTTATCCCATATGCGTATCACGAACTCCACGACCAGCCATCACACATCCGCCGTTCTTATATCGTACCATACCACCTTTGGCCTTTCCTTGCGAACGCTTTATAGCTTCCTCGGTAGGCGCACCTTTTTCGCCCTTGCTACGCATCCGTTCGCCAGACCCCTCTTCGATTCTTTTTCTCTTATTGTGGATATTTGTCCACAAACCTGGTTTTCCCATATCGCTATTCCTTTTCTGTGGCGGCGTGGATATTTGATAACTCATTGAACTTCGACTTATGCTCATTGTATTTTGCACTCCGCACTAAAAAATCCTGCCACATTGGCTTGATCATGTTGTAATTCTCATCAACTTTATAGGTAATAACAGCCACGTTAGCATTCATGCCATACAACTGGAAAGCTCCCCACCCTAAAAGCAGAACAATAATTGTGCTGAAAACATCCTGAGAATTAAGTTTCATGATCTTACCACATTTTGCATGACCAGTACTTGGCCTTTAATTTATCAAGTTTACCCTTGTCACAACCGTGCCGCGCACGGAAGGACTTACGACGTTCAGGGTTTGACTTCTTAATGGTCATATTAGCGTCCCCGAATCTGACGATCTTCTCTTTCCCCTTGTCACATGCCTTTACAACAAACTTCTTGCCACCAGACTTTTGACGCTTGGGCTTGTTACATTTCATCTTGGACTTGTCGATCTTAGGCATCACAAACCCCCTACTTCTTGAATTAAGTATGCGTCAAATGCTGCGGTAATCCGTGCGTTGTTGGATCTCAAGTCTGCGCGTATATCTATGTCGGACTTTTCAGGTAACTTAAACGGAGCATGGAAAGCATAAAAATACTCTGCCGATGCAACTTCAAACGTATGCGCAATACGAAAAGCAGATTCTCCACCGTACCGAACAAAAAAGTTACCTGTCGCATCCGCACCCGCCTGCACACTCATAACACCTTGTGTAAGGTATAAACTGTATCCCGCAGGCACCGTATATACACCCATAAGTGTCTGAGCTTTAGCTGCCGTAATCCGTGCTACAACTGTAGTACTTCTCTTTATGTCAATGTTGCCGACGTTTTCCGCCGAGCCATTATACATATACGCACGATACACGCGAATAAACGACTGGGTTGTGGAATTACCCGTCGCATTTGTAAGCGTTACATTTTCAGAGATTTGATTGTAGTTGGCATCAAGACCAATAATAGTAATGGTCTTATTTGCATCAGACGCACTCGCTCGATCTACTGTTAGAGTACCCGCTGATGTTAGTGCGGACCATGGATACAGTGTATCGTCTATATCCCACACTGTTCCTGTCGTGTTAATCGACATAGCAGGAACGGCACCAAACTTATGCAACACAGAATGCCCAGGGATTTGCCCCCTGGACACCTGAAGCTCAAATGGCTCAGATGTTCCGACCTGTGTAATGGAACGGATATCGTATGCCATCAGATCCTCCTATGAAAGGATGATCGTGAGTTCGTGACTCGCACCTGTGAACGCATCGACAAACACACCGCTGCTTGCGATGATGCCGTCATCTGGGATGTTCATTACATGATGTCCCGCTGGGAACTTCTGCGTTAGCAAAACTTCTCCGTTCGTGTCCCCGTTTTTCAACGTGAACGCACCTGCTGCGGCACCGTAAATTACAACCTGACGTAAACGTGAACGAGACGGACCAACAACGGCGGCTGTTGTTCCTTGAACCCAGTTGTATGCACTGACTGGACCTGCCATGTGTTAATCCTTTTTCTTCTTAGGACGACCGCGCTTAACAACCTTCTTCACTGTCTCCCATGCTTCATTCACATCTGGAGTCGAAGGGTCGTCTGCCTTTAGCGTACCATCCTCGTTACGTGCGCGTTTCTTTTCGACTTTTACACCGATTCCACGACGAGCTAATTCTTCTTCACTAGGTGGTTTGAACCTACTCATTGGTCACCCCCTTACGATGCTGCGATTGTGCCGCCTGTATCTGAACGCTTCCAGTCTGTTCCGTCAGAGAAAGCTAGGATTGCAGAACCTGCCGCACCATCAGAAACATAAACAAGAGTTCCAGCACCTGCGTCAGAAGCAGATGGGGCTGTCGCAACTGTATACGTGGGAACTTTGATGTCGCCAACAAAACCATTAGTTGAGGTCACTGGACCTGAGAAAGTAGTTGATGCCATTATGTCACCTTTTGCATAAGGATTCGCTTTACAGTCTATGCAACGTCAGGAGGGCGGTAACCTGTCTGCAAAGCTAATTTTTGCCCTGTCAACATCTTACCTAAGTTTTTAAGAAAAAGAAAGTGTGATATATTCTGCGCAGCCAACACAAGGGGATGCGACCTTGCCTTATAAAGACAAGGGACGACGTGCTGAGTATAACAAACGTTACGGTGCTGATTGGTATCAGCGCAACAGAGAACTTACGCTTGAACGATCTCGCAAACGCAAAAAAGAAAAACGTAAAAAATGGCATGACTACAAGGCAGGTTTGTCCTGCTTTTTTTGTGGCTTCAGCCATCCCGCTGTAATAGACTTTCATCATCCTGACTCAAAAGGGGGAACTAAAGTTAGTTACTATGTGCAACAAAATCAGTGGAAACGAGCATATCAAGAGGCTGAAAAATGCATACCTGTTTGTTCCAACTGCCATAGAATATACCACTATAAAGAAAGGTTAAAAAATGATTGATTCGAGTGACCTAGAAGAACACTTTAAAATAGCTAATAAAGTAGTGAATCGAGCTAAACGAGGTCTTCCGCATGATAGATGGATGATTGGAAACAAAGAGATGGAAGCATTTGTTAAAGCATATTGTGACCTGCTTGACGCATGTAACAACATGCATAAAGATATAATAAGCAAAGGCTTAGAGTCTATGAACATAGGGGAGTAAAATGTCAGAAGAGCTAGAACAAGATCAAAGTATAGTTGTATGGGCAACACCAATATACCATCGAAAACTTAAACTTCAGGAACAAAAAGAAATCAAAACGCTTCTTGAACCGTTTATTACAGACGATGTCCTAGACCAAAACGCGTTCAACCTTAGTAAACAAAAAAGCTCTATTCGAAATCCAAAAAACGCCGAGCTTCCTTGGGACCAGTTTTTAGACTTCCTTCGCCCCTACATCGACGACTTTTACAAACTTTTACGTCCTAATCGTAACTTCCACACAGACATTACTTGTCCTTGGATAAACACATATGACATAGACAACTTTCAAGAAGTACACGATCACGCTTTTCGCAATCTGAGCTTTAGTTGTATCTACTATTATGAATTGCCATATCAACCTGAACCTGCTGGAAAAACATTCTTTCTAAACAGGTACAGTGCTGAATCCAAAATGACCGACCTTAACTACATCTTTGATTTCTTTAAAGATCACGAGAAAGTTACGTTAGATGCCAGTACAGGTTCTTTTGTTATTTTTCCTGCGTGGCTCCAACACTTTACCGTCCCAACAGAAAAACCGCGCATTACTATAACGGCAAACCTATGCCTTACTCCTGCGGAAAGCATTGAGTATTAAAAAAGAGGGGCACCGAAGTGCCCCTTTTAGTTTCAGGGAGGTGTCCAAAATGAAGAGGACAACGTCATTGTAGCATGAATTATGCGCCAGGTGAACCGAATACACAGCGTGGGTCTGAGAACCCAAAGCTGTAACGCTCACGCGCTTTGAAGCGCATGTTACCTGTGTCAAAGTCAGCTTCCATGTTTGTTGACATCGGAGAACGCTCAAAGTGGACAAATCCACGAGGTGCGTCTGTTTTGATGAAGAACGCATCTGGGTCTGTTAGGAAGTCGTTGACGGCATAGCCTTCAGGCAACATTCCCATAGAACGTAGAGCGTTTACATCGTTGTCCGCTGTGCCAACGCGCAAGTTAGAAACCATCAAACGCTCTGCAACGAATTGCAACTGGCGTGGGATGATCAACTTTGTGCCACGTAGAGCGACTTTTAGACCGCGTTCGTCAACAAAACCTGCGATGTTGATCAAAGCATCTTCTAGAGATGTTTCGTTCAAATCAGCAGCTACTGCTGGTTCGTTAGCAAAAGTACCACCAGATGTTAGTGGGTGGTCTGTCGCACAAAGCGCAACACCGTCACCACCAGCAGATGCGCCAGCAGTAAATGCGTTGTTAAGGATAGATGCTGCCTTAACTTGCTTTGTGTGTGCCATTGAACGTGCCAACGCACGAGTATAACGTGAGCCTAGACGATCATAAAGGTTATCTTCGATAGCCTCTTCTGTGATCGAGAATGCCAACGCCACAGTCTCGTGGTTGTAACGAGCAGTGTATGCTTCGTTTGCGTTGTCAAAGTTTACTCCAGCACCCTCTGATTTAGTCGGTGCTGCTCCGAAACCACTCAACATAACCTCTTCTTCGAATGCTCGATCAGAAGACTCTGTTGTAAAGATCTCTGCATGTTGGTTTTCGTACCGTGAGTACTCCATACCGAACAAGGCGTTGAGACCTGGTTCCAACTCTTTCGCTAGTTGTGCGCGAGAGATAGCCATTAGTCAGTCTCCTTATGCCAAGCCAGCGGTTCCACCGCTGAACAAGTGGTTGTTGATCTTGACAATCACGTTAGTGTTTGCCGACGAAACATCGCTATTCTCAGGATCCTGAGAAATATCGATAGCTTTAAGTGGAAGCGTAGCAACAGTACTGTCCGCTGTACCAACTTCTAGCTCAATGCGAGAGATACCAGATGTGGTATCGCCAGCAGTCGCAACGATGTCGTAGTTTCCGGCTAGATCCGCTACTGGGAACGTATCATCTGCTTGGATTTCGAATGTTGCGCTTGGATCATCAATAACATTAGCCACGATGTCCGATGCGGAAACACCACCAGGATAGTAGTTTTTCCATGTTGCTTTGCCTGTTGTCGGGTCTGTGTATTCACAACCATTAAAGACACCCAGAATCAAACCAGTACCACCTGCTGCGACACGCTCAATGCCACCACCAGTCACCATTGCGACAAGATCGCCTTGGTAAATAGCAGTCGCATAGCCTGACGCAATGCGATAACGGTTTTGTTGCTGAGAGCTAATGCTTGTACGAACCGGACGTAAGCCAAAAGGTGCGTCTTGGTTAGCCATAATAGCAATCCTCTATATTACTCGGAGTCGCGTTCACGACCTCCGAAAGTTACACGACTTTGCCGATTTTGATTGATCGGCATCGAAGGATGTTGCTCCTTCATTAAGTCCTGATCCACAGCAACCATTTGTTCGCGGGTACGGCCCCCGTAATACTCGTTTCTTTCCCGTGCTGTCTCTTCAGGGATACGGCACAACATCAGACCACCCTGCCCTATTACACCCTGATATTTGCCATCATCGATGACAGGGGCTTCATAGTTCGGATACTCATCAGCACGGACGGGTTCCCATCCTTCACGCAGCTTGGCATGGACATTCATTTTGTCCTCTTCGCCACGCATAGCGACTCGAATCCAGCGATGCACATAGCCATCTGGGGCGTCAGGTGCAGCAAGGTGACTGGGCGGTGCCCAAGGTTTTCTACGCGAATCTGCTTCGCGGGTTGCGCTTTTGCGCGGTGTTCGATCTGCCATGTCTTACTCCTTATAGAATTTAGCGTATTCCTCAAGCGGTACTCCTAGCCGTTTAGCTAAGTCTACAGCCGACGGTGTAAGTTTGACCGACCTGCGCCCCTGTTTAGTTGTGCGGGATGCGGAAGAGCTAGCAGAAGCGACCTTGCCTCCCCCCGTTTTTTTAGCCGTTTGAAACTTGTGTGGAAACGCATTTCGAATACGGCTATCCAGTTCAGTATAATATTCATCGGTCTGTGGGTCAAATGCTTCTTCAACCAACCGATGATGGATGGCAAAAGCTGACGCGGTCATAACGTCATCTTCTCCAAACCAGTCATTTTTTTGTGCCCAAGACTCCGCTTTAGGATCCAGCTTTTTCTGTTGCCTAACAGGTTGTTGCTGTTGATAAACAGGGGCATCTTGTTGTTGAGCTTGAACTTGAACTTTATCCTCGGCTCTTCGTTTAGCCGTCTCATACTTTTGTTTTTCAGATTCAATACGCGCAAGCTGCTGCGAAATCTCAAACATACGGTCTGTATCACCCGTATCGTATGCATCCTTATGAGCTTGTTTAAGAGAAGCCTCTTGCGTCTGTAATCGAGCACCCATTTGCTGCAAGAAACCAGTGTCTAACTGTTTCATGCGGTCTTGGAGTTTCTTGTTCTCTTCCGCAAGTTGCTGTGCAGTACGTTCTAGCTCAGATGATCTTTTCTCTTCTTCGCGATATTTCTTAGTCAACTGACTAATACGCTTTTGAACACCTTTGCTATAGTCTTGCAACTCATCTTCAGTAGAAGCCTCTTTCTGTTCTACTTGAGCTTTCTCTTCAGTGTCTTGTACTTCTACGTCTACGTTTTCTGTTTCTTCAGACATGTCTGACATCATCTGGCTCCAATATTGTCGCAATTACTTCGTCGTCGTTAATAATACGCACTTCTCCGCCCTCAATCTTAAATCGAGAACCAGAATAACGACCAATACAAACCCATTGGCCTTCTGCGCACCATGGTTCAGCCTCTGGCCCAAATTTATCAGGGTCTTTATAGGCCAAAGGTCCTAACTTCAAAACATACGCCACAACTGTAGCTACGCTTTCACGTTCCCGAACTTCGTCGGGGATATATAAACCGCTCGATGTTTTAGCTTTACCTTGATACGGCATAACTAAAACCCGCCAACCAGTTGGTTGCGGGAGACGTTCAAGTAGCGGTTTGTCTAAGAGTGATGGGTCTAGTACCCGGTCTTTAGCGTCAACATATGCGCTTTCCAAAGAATTATCAGCAGTCTGCTCTGCCCGTTCTTTTTTTATCTTTTGCGCAACGTTATCAGGAAGATATAAAGTCTTCGACATCGTCTACGTTTCTTTCCAACAGGGTCCTAATTTCGTCCCGCGCAAGAGAAAGACCCCGAATTTCTCCTACAGACATTTTGTACTGTTCCCAATCTCTAACAGCACCTTGCGAAAGAGCGGCAGCAATATCATTCTCCCGCTCCTCGATTTTCTTATACAGATGTTTTGCCATATCGACAACATCCATTATAAATTATCCTTGTATTCCTCTTGCAACGTAGATGTGATGGGGCCACCTTCTGCCCACATGTCACATGTATTATCTTTCATACACGCAAACTTGAGACTCTGACAATACCCTACGTTACCAGATTCATCCCCTAAACACTCAAGCATCTCTTCAGTTTGGTTATACATACAACAAGAACCGCAAACCTCATCTGCCCTAAAAGAAACACCTGTGTTTGGCTCACGGTAGTTGTATTCTTCTACCGCCATTTCACGATTTTCATCGTTTAACTCGGGGTCTTGCGTTGGAAGAGGGCACACATGCCCTTCTTCGTTTTCTTCCATTTTATCTACAGGCATCCCGTCAGACAGGATGGATATCATAATTCCAACCATTAGTAGCACTTTCCTTTATTACTGTAGCGAACGTCTCCGCCTACAGAATACCCATGTTTTACTGTGCCCCCGCACTTAAACTTCTTAACTGAGCTGGTAACATCACGATACTCTGTGCCGTAATTACGGTCATAGAAATCGTCTGACATATACTGCGGATCAACAACATCGAGTCGTCCAGCCCCTGGATCCTCACCACGCATAAAACGAGAAGTGGCTGCTCTTGACCGTTCATTCGCACGATTACGGTCAATTTTATTTAGCTCTTGATCGAGATTGTTGACTTTACCAGTGTTACGAATACGAGCGTTAGTAGACCGCGCAGCTTCTCCAATTCGACCAATCAAGTTTTTACCTGCGGGGTCATAAGTCATCTCATCTGATAAGTTATAACGCTCAGAGGCTTTCTTGCCGTAACGTGCATCCATAAGATCTACGGTTGGTGTTTCCGATCCTGATTTTGGCATTAGTGCCTCCTATACCATAAGTTCAAAGTGTGGAGCGTCGATAAACGGACGCCTATTTTGTGAGCGACGAGTGTCTATGTAATCATTCATAGCAGATTCCATGTCGCCTTCCCATTGCGCAATATTTGGTACAGTCCAAGCCGCACCCCAACGAATTGGAACGTCAACTGCACGGGCACCTTCCGCCATCGCATCTGCGATCTCATCATACAAATTCAACTCCCAACGGTCCCCCGCGCAGTAAGCCATAAGGTCTACGGCGATACCGTCTAGGTGTTTTGATTTCATAGTTTGACTGGCACCTTTAGCAACCAATGCGCGTTGCTCTTCAATAGTTCTAAGTCCGCAAATGACAGAGAAGTCCTGCTTTGACACCGTGATAGCATGTTTTACAACCGCAACCATGCGCTCATCTACGCCCTCTAGTTTTGCCAAGCTACGCTTTCCTAGTTTGTAAGCCATCTTACTTCCTTCCAAAGAATTTAGTTGCAGAACGTACACCGAAACTTGCTGCTACAATAACACCAAGCGTGTATTGATACCAGTCGGGCATAGACTCCA